GCCACGATACAAATGCTATTAGATAACGTAACCGAGATTGAGTATATGTTATATTTGTTTAATTCTAAATAATTGTTATGGGGGCCTTTATGGTCCTCTTTTTTGTTTCGCGAAATTAGCAATTCATATTATGGAAACAACATTAAATATGAAAGGTATATTAAAATGGAAAACGAAAAAGTTTTTGAGTCTATCACGGAGTATAAGATTGATGTTAGGCGTTTGAAGGGAACCGAGGAATACATTGTAGTAATCACGGATGCCGCCTACGACGATTTCAGAGTAATCTTATCGGGTCGTGACGCTCGCAAATTTATGAGAAACATTGATAAGGCGATCATGGATTAATGAACGTTTCAAGAGGAGAGTCTACGCAAAGGCTCTTCTCTTTTTATTCTAGGTTAGAACATTTTAACCTAGATTGATATTTCCCGTACGTAGGTTACTTAAAACGATGTTAATTTTGTAATGTGAAAAAACTTTTTAGAAAGGAGAGATGCCATGGCGTGGATATTTGTGCTTTGTACGCTCGTTGGCGGAATGGGTGGGGCTTTCGCGATGCATTTCATCATCAAATCGCATATGAAAACCTGCGGAGTTCTTGTGGTTGATCACTCAGATCCGGACGATGGGCCGTACTTATTTTTGGAGCTTGCCACCGATCCGAGCTTCATATCCAAGCAAAGCGATATTAGGCTGAGCGTTGAGGTCAGAAACTACGTTTCGCAAAAATAACAGATTCTTTTATGAAGTGAAAAAATTATTAAAGGAGGAATTGAAAATGAACATTCAAAAATTATTGTGTTCAGAGATCAAAGACGAATTAACGGATTTGAAAGGTCTTGCGCTCGGATCTAATGAGTACAAGGCGGCGGTAGACGGAATCGCAAAGCTTGCAGATAAAGCAATCGAGCTTGAGAAGATTGATGTCGACTGTGAAGAAAAAGACAAAGATCGTGAATTTGCTAATGATCTGAAACTCAAGGAATTTGAGGAGAAAATCGAGAGTCGGAAAGTTGATACTGATTTCAAATTCAAACAACTTGAGGAAGAGATTAAGAGCAGAGAAAGCGAGATTGATCTTAAGCTTAAACAGCTCGAAGAGGAAAGAAAAAGCCGGTTGATTACCAATTGTATAGGAATTGCGGGTATCGTAATACCGTCCTTGATTACGATTTGGGGAACGGTGAAGTCCTTCGAATTCGAGAAGGAGGGAACGATCACCACGATAATGGGAAGAGGATTTATTAACAAATTACTTCCTAGAAAATAATACTTATCAACACTTCAAAACTAAGGGGTTGTGGAAACATGACCTTTTAGTTTTTCCACGGAGACTACTATGAGATATCACTATGAAAAACCTACTAGATATTCGTCCATGTACGGCGATACATATATTTGCGACCACCCTGTTTACAACAAATGCACGCTATTTCTTATAAACGGGAAGGGTTTAGCGGTTATACAGCAGCGATTTGATAGTAGTACAAAAAGTACAATTTGGGGAGAGATAGATCCATGGCTAAGAGATTCTTTATATTTACATCCAAAATTCAAAGCATTTTTCGACGAGCGTTCGGGCGAGTGTGCGGACGGTTTATATCCTACCGTAACGATCAGACAAATGATGTGGGCTTTGAAGATGAAACCAATTCGTAGGGAACGGTGGGAGACCTGCTTCGACAGACGAACTATTTAGCCTCGCGAAATTTACACACTCCTTTATGAAGAAAATCAATATAAACTTAAAGGAGATTATTTATTATGAAAATCAAAGAATGTATCGATAAAGTGACGATGAAGATTGGCTTAGCAATAGCCAAAAGGATGTCACCCGTTATCGAAGCAGCGATTGATAATCCTGAAAACTTGAAATTTGAAGGGTATATTGACGGCGACGAAATAGTCGTAAAAATCAAACTGAAGGAGTCTTAACAAAGGCTCTTTCTTTTGGATTCGCGAGAATTACATCCCCCTTTATGAGAGAAACAGATAGCTCGATTGGCAGAGCAGCAGAGTAAAATCTGAAGGTTACGGGTTCGAGTCCCGTGCTGAGTCTCTTATTTTTGGCTGGACACTATTAACTGAAAGGCGTGGGGAAAATGGAAAATCTGTTACAGCATTCTAAGTTATTTTTGCATCGTAACGCATCAACTATTCTTACTTGTTTAGGAGGTGCAGGGGTAATTGTAACTTCGATCTTAGCAGTAAAAGCAACACCTAAGGCCTTGGAACTTGTAGAAAAAGCCGAGGAAGAGAAGGGAGAAGAACTAACTAAATTAGAAACCGTCAAAGTTGCAGGTCCGGCTTATATTCCATCGATATTGGTGGGCGTATCTACGATCGCTTGTATATTTGGAGCCAACACACTTAATAAACATCAGCAAGCAGCTCTTATGAGTGCGTACGCTCTACTTGATAGTTCGTATAAAGAATACCGAGAAAAACTAAAAGAACTATATGGAGAAGAAGCACACGACGCAATCGTAGAAGCCATAGCGGTAGAAAAAGCTGAGGACATGTATGTCAGCGGATCATATTTTACAACCGGATGTGATTTGACTGCGGATGAACGTACGGGTGAGAAGGTGCTGTTCTACGACGAATACTCAAAAAGATATTTCGAGTCAACCATCGAGCAGGTTATGAACGCCGAATACCATTTGAATCGGAATTATATTCTTCGTGGATATGCGGTGCTTAACGAACTGTACGAATTTTTAGGGTTGCAACTGACCGATTACGGTGACATCGTGGGTTGGGCGCCGCTCGACGAAGGTATGTATTGGATCGAATTCAATCACAGACATGTAGTTGATGATGACGGGCTCGACTATTATATTTTGGAAATGCCATTCGAACCGTGTATCGATTATGAAGATTATTAATTCGCGAGAGTCGCATTTTATATTATGAAAGGAGGTGAGTAAATCATGGCAGAGAACTGGATGAAAGTTATTAAGGTTGGCGTAAGCGTAGCTAGCGTGGCCCTATCGTTAGTCAGCAGCAAGTTGGCAGAGCGTGAACTTAATGACAAAATCGCAAACAAGGTGGCAGAGGAACTTGCCAAAGCAGCAAACAAAGAGTCCTAAACAAGGGCTCTTTCGTTTTCAAGAAAGGAGAAAACAAAAATGAACACACCAAAATTTGTTGCGCGAGCATTTGAGGTTGTATCAAAGCATAGTCCCGATATTCTCATGGGTCTCGGAATTGCCGGAATGCTTTCCACGACTGTACTCGCAGTAAAAGCAACACCCAAAGCCCTCGAACGTATTGACGAGGCAAAAAAAGAGAAGGAAGTCGAGAAATTGACGCCGATGGAGACCATCAAGGCGACCTGGAAATGTTATATTCCGCCTGTGATTACTGGCGTAATATCTACGGCTTGCCTACTCTGCATGAGATCGGTCAATGTGAAGCGTAATGCGGCACTGGCGACCGCCTACAAACTTTCCGAGACGGCTCTCTCCGAATATCGAGATAAAGTCGTCGAGACCATCGGAGAGAAAAAAGAGCAAGCGATCAAAGAGAAGGTAGCAAAAGATCGCATTGAGAAATATGCTACCCCCGATCGAGAAGTCTACGAAACGGGAAACGGAGAGACTCTTTTCCTCGATCCTATATCCAAGCGGGTATTCAGAGGCGATATCGAACTTGTAAGACGGGCCGTTAATAATATTAACTATAGTCTTACTCACGATATGTTCGGATATGTATCGCTGAATGAATTCTACGATGAAATCGGACTTGAACGCACGTCCATAGGCGACAATATCGGTTGGAAGTTGCTTGAGGGCGGAAAGGGTCTGCTTGAGGTAGGGACATATCCCGACGTGACGAAAGACGGTAAACCGTGTCTTGCTTTGGACTATCAGGTCCAGCCTAAATACGGATACGCAGATTACTATAGTTCGTAAGCACGCGAAAAATACAACGAATATTATGAGGAAACTCAAAAAAAAACAATTTTATTAAAAGGAGAAAAAACATGGAAAACGAAATCATGAACAACGAGCAGGTTGTAGCAGAGGCAGCGGAGGTCCTTGAGACTAATGCCGAGAATGGTGTTATGCCTAAGGTAGTTGTCGGAGCAGCGATCATTGCTGGCGGCGTTCTCGCATTTAAGGGTGCGAAGATCGTCATCAACAAGGTCATTAAGCCGGCAATCGCCAAGGTGAAGGCCAAGAAGGCGGAGAAGTCCAAGACCGTCGAATGTGTCGAGTGCACCGAGGTCGAAGTGAATGACGTTGATTCCGAAACGAATTAATAGGAAGAAACGAGTATTCTCAGAAAAAAGGGGGTGCCTGTAACAAGGTATCTCCTTTTTTATTTTAACGAAAGGACTGATTACAGTGATGAACGATTACAAACCGAATTCACACAAATTCAAGAACGAACAACGGGAAGCTCTTGAAGAAAAAGCAAAAGTTGAAAAAGTTGTAATGGGTACGGCGAAGATCAAAAAGAAAAATGAGCTTCGTAAATTTGCTAATATCTTTCTTTCCGAAGATAGAAAAGATATTAAGTCTTACGTTATCAACGACGTTATCGTACCGACTATCAAGAAAACAATCATCAGCGCTCTCGACATGGCTCTGAACGGCGGATCTTCTACGTATGACAAACGAGGCTCCGCACCTAAGGTTTCTTACCGAAAGTTCTATGACGACCCTAGAGACGAGCGCCGTCCGGTATCAAATTCTGGATCACGATTTGATTACGACGATATTGTTTTCGAAACAAGAGGGGATGCGGAAGCAGTCCGTATGCAAATGGAAGAAGTCATCGAGAGATACGGATTCGTTACGGTGGCCGATCTCTATGATATGGCTGAACTGTCAGCGCCCTTCACCAGCAATAAATACGGATGGACTAATATTAGTACCGCTGAATCCGTACGCCTGAGAGATGGTGGTTATATTCTCAAGCTGCCTAGAGCATGTGTTATCGAGTAAGTTTTACAAAATAACTTAAAAGGATGTGTCGTTACGATGTTAATGACCAAAGAGTTGGAAAAAACGTTGAACAAGTATCCAATCGGTTCTCAAGACGGTAAAGGTATGGATGCCAAAGTAGTAGTTAAGTATTTAAATCCTTGCGGAGCTGGAACTTGGCTTATTACCGAAGGAGAGAAGCAAGAAAATGGCGACTGGCTGTTATTTGGCTACTGTCATATTTTCGAATGGGAATGGGGCTATGTAATGCTCTCTGAATTGGAGAATGTTAAATTGCCTTTTGGTTTAACAATCGAACGAGAACTATATGTCACAGGCGGACAAGTGAAAGATTATATTTAGGAGTATTTTATGGAAAACAAAGAGCGTAAATCACTCGGTTATCGAGTTGGCGAAATTATCGGGGTCATCCTTGGTGGATGCGTAATCACCATCGTTGTTGCACTGACAATTAAGTTGGTGGGATGGCTGTTATTCTAAGGAGGGATATATGAATTATAAGAACGATAAAAATTACGAGTCCAAAGATTTAATGGTATCGCACCCGCCTCATTATCAGTCGGAAACCGGTTTGGAAACCATCGATGTTATCGAGGCTTTTACTTTCGATCTCAAAGGTATTGAGGCGGTAGATACCGGAAACGTCATTAAGTATATTTCCCGCTGGAAGAAGAAAAATGGCCTTCAAGATTTGAGGAAAGCCATGTGGTATCTCCAGCATCTTATGAATCACGTAGAATTATTAGAAAAGGAGAATGAGAAACATGAAAAAGCTTGATATTTTGAACGGCGTTAGCAGAACATTCCACAAGATCGGTTTTAAGGTTGAGAAACACAGCCCCGAGATTCTGCTTGCTGCCGGTGTTGTCGGTGTCGTGGCCAGTGCTGTTGTTGCTTGTAGAGCGACTTTGAAGGTTGAGGAGATCACCACCGAAACAAGCAAAAAGGTGGAGAAGATTCACACCGCCGCAGAAAAGGGACAGACTGAGTCCGGCGCGGCATATTCTGCTGAAGATCGTAAGAAAGATCTGGCGATTGTATATGCTCGTACTGGTCTGGAGTTTGTGAAGCTTTACGGCCCTTCTATCTTGCTCGGTGGCGCTTCTATCGGATGCATTCTGGCGTCCAATAACATTATGCGCAAGAGAAATATCGCCCTGGCAGCTGCCTATGCAACGGTCGACAGTAGCTTCAAGAACTACAGAGCACGCTTGATCGATCGTTTCGGTAAGGAACTTGACCGTGAACTTAAATACGGTATTAAGGCGAAGGAAGTAGAGGAGATCGTTGTTGACGAAAAAGGCGAGCAGCAGGTCGTTAAGAAGACCATAGAGGTTGTCGAGAATCCGTGCGAATGCAGCCCTTACGCGCGTTTCTTCGACGAGACTTGCCTTGGTTGGGAAAAGAACGCCGAGTATAACCTTATGTTCCTCAAGCAGATGCAGGCTCACGCAAATGACAAGCTCCGTGCTCAGGGTCAGCTGACACTTAATGAAGTGTACGACATGCTCGGAATGCAGAGATCCCAGGCAGGAATGGTTGTCGGTTGGGTATACGGCGGAGACGGCGATAACTATGTAGACTTTGGCATCTACAATGTTCACGATGAGCAGAAGCGCAATTTCGTAAACGGATACGAGCGTAGCATCCTGCTTGATTTCAACGTCGACGGTAATATTTACGATCTTATGAAGTGAAGAGATGGGCTCGACTTCATGGGGTCGGGATATTACTATCGAGATTTATTTGATTATCCTTGGGCTTTCGTTGGGGAATTTCCTACCGATGAAGAGTCCGAGGATATATTCATATTCTGAGAGGAGGGTACTCCCAAATGACCGGTAAAGAGTTAATTATTTATATTTTAAATAATGATCTCGAAGACGAACCCGTTTTCCAAGACGGAAGGTTCATCGGATTTATAACGGCCAGAGAAGCGGCAGAAAAAATGGGTGTTGGTGTCGCAACGATTTTCGTCTGGATGGCGCAAGGCAAACTAGATGGAATGTTGATTGGCGGAACGCTTTATATTCCTGCTGATTTTGAATCACCGATGGAAAGTGACATGTATTGAAAGTTCGGACGAAAGGAGCAAATATAATGTATAACAAATTATCTTTAGTTTCTTATACATTAGCTGCAATGGCGGGCATCTGTTTCATACAAGGTCTCGTTATCTTATCAGGTGAAGGGAGAGATTGAAATGCACAGACTGGAGGCATTTCTATCGGTATTAGATCACGCGTTGAACACGAAGAAAAAACGGCACATAGCAGGGGGTATCCTTATGAGTATTTCAGTATTATTTGGCGGTTTAGCATTTACCGTCATGACAGTAAAAACGGAGGTTGAAACAGAAGATTATGAATAACACGTTATGTTATATTTTAACATTCTCGTTGGGAGCAGCCGTAGGTTCGGCTGTTTCCTGGCAAATTTTAAAGCCGAGATATGAACGAATAGTTAAAGAAGAAATCGAATCTATCGAAGAAGCTTTTTCGCGCAAGAAAACCAAGAAAGATGCAGAGAAGGTAGACGATACTCCCGAACAAAAGTTTGATATTTCGGACAGAAAAGCTTACGCGAAACTGACGAGAGATTACAGCAAGATGTCTACCTCTCAAATGAACGACGGAGAGGAGGAGACGAAAGTGAAGAGTAAGCCTTATATTATTTCGCCGAGCGAATTTGGCGAATGCGATTACGAAACGGTTAGCCTCAAGTATCATTCGGACCGCATCTTGGCCGATCTTAGAGGCAATATAATCGAGGATGTGGATGAAACCGTCGGTAGTGATTCCTTGACACACTTCGGAGAGTATGAAGACGATTCCGTATTTGTCAGAAATGACGAGTTGAAAACCGATTACGAGATTCTGCTCGATCCGAGTGGATATTCGGATACGGAGGACTAAATTTGCGGAATAGGGTTGAAAACGAATATTTTAATTGGCTATCCGAATTTGTGTGTAAGGAAAGGTTTCCGAGACATGTTTCATTTAGCAAACTTTTAACGCGTCTGCATGATATTCCTTTTAAATACACAATCCCAAGAGACCAGAATAGAGCTGAGGATGGAAAAGATTTAAGATATCGTTTTGCTCTGACGCACGAATATTTAGGTTCGAGTGAGTCGATCGTGGATATTTT